AGTTGGACCTGTAATTGTAGATACAGCTCCTGTTGGTCCAGTCGGTCCTGTCGGCCCAGTAATGCTTGGCCCAGTCGGTCCTGTCGGTCCTGTAATGCTTGGTCCAGTCGGTCCTGTCGGTCCTGTAATGCTTGGTCCTGTTGGCCCAGTCGGTCCAGTAATGCTTGGCCCAGTCGGTCCAGTTGGGCCTGTGGGACCGCTTACGCCTCGATTGGTTGTGACCACCAATGATGGTGTAGGTGTGACAACAACATTTAAATTGTTGCTATCAACAACTGTTACCGATACATTGCTCATACCACCACCACGCCATCAGACCGAACCAAAAACAACAAAAAGATGATTAAATCATCTTCTGGTGTGCTGCCTGTCACTGGCATGGAAACCTTGATTCGGCCAGAAAATCCAACTGGATCGACCGCATTGATTTCCAATTCTGGATCGGTTGCAATCAATGACCATGCCGTGTCATCAATCACCAATGTGAAAGTGCCAGCCGTATCATTTCGATTGGCAATGGTTAGAGATACTGGTGTGGGTGTTGGTGAATAGTCTGCAATATCAAATGTCAGACCATTTCGAGTGTCAGTGATATTGGACAATTCTCGTCTTACAATACTGGCATCGATGGTAGCTCCAGTCAAATTGAGTGGTGCACCAGATGAATTGGTCCAAGCCAAATTCCAATATGTCTTTTGCTGCCAAACCAATTCTCCAGCAATGATTTCATTGTCAAACCCTGATACTTGATTCAGGGTATTTTGATTAAAAACTGCCATTTCATGTCCCTTACTAGGTAGTGACGTTTCCTACACTCTTGCCAGAAACGTATGATTTTATGGTGTTTTGTTTTGTTTTGTCGATTTTAACCAATAATTGATTTTTTACAATCAATTTGTTGTGGGGGGAGTTGGCCAAACCACATTAAATGGATACCCAGTTTGGGTGGGAATATCCCTTAAAGCCTGTCTGTAATTTTTCCATTCTGTTGGAATTGCTGAACCTTGATCTGTGGCTCTGACCACAATCCAATCTGATGCAGTCAATAATAAGTTTCTTTGGGTATTAACAATTTGAATTTGATTTTGCTTTTTTTGATCGTCTGTTCTGGTATCAACCCAATTAAAAGTCTCATTGCTCCATGTCATGTACGATGGCTGCTTTTGTGCTTTTAATGTTTTTTGATCATTTGTATATGTTTGAATTTGACCATTTACAACATAATTTGATTGATGATTTGATTGACCTTCAATGGTTTGACAATTTGGCATTGTTTGAAATTGAAAATCTTTATCTGAACAATATCCAGACATAACAATTTCATAAGATATTGGATTGTATATTGTGTAATATTTCATACAAGTGGTTGAAAAAATGAAGTAAATACGTTGTCAAATTCTAATGACCCATTTCCTAAAAATGTTCCTGATGCATCATAAAATGCTGCAGTACCATAAACATTGAAATTGTATGTGCCAGCTGGCAAAACACCAGCTGCAGTTATTGTTATTGGAAATGCAGTTTCTGCTTGATTACCAAACATAAAATAACATGGTACGCTAAATGATTCAGCATAAGTAAATTCATTAACTCCAAGTGTTGTATTGCGAGTTGTAAAATTTAAATATAAATAACAAAAAACTGCAATTGAACTTAATCCTGTTAAATTTGAATACATAAATCCAGTGGTTGACAAAATTGCTGGGTATGATGCATTATTTGTTTCAATAGTAAAAGTTAATAAATTAACTGTTGATAAAATGGAACCACCAGAATATGCAGCCGTATTATTTTGAATAAATCCATTGATAAACACACCAGATGATGAATTAGTAATATTTGATGTGGAATTACCAAAAGCAAAATATCCAGTTGAATATAAAACACCACCTGATCCAGTCATGGTGGTCCCACTTAATGCAGCAGTATTTGACAAAAATTTACCAGTTACAGTTAAATTTCCAGTATTGGTTGAAAGGGCCGACAAATTACCAACTTTGAATGAAGATAAATAAGGCACTCCCCAAATAATGTTTCCAGTGGTTGGGTTATATACACCATCGGATTGCCAAAGAGATTGACCAGATGACAATGTTGGAACTGTATAACTCCATGTCCCACCACTCCATGATCCGTCTGGTGGTAAAGATGTACTGCCAGAAGTTGTAATTGTGAATGGTGTTGTATCTAATGCCGCTGATGATGTTACTGTGTAGCACGTTGTAGCAGTTGCACCAGTTGATCCTACATATCCAAATGGAACAATACTAGCATCTGTCCAACTAATCGTTGTTGTTGTAACCGTTACCGAATCAGTTAAATTTACTGATGCTGCAAATAATGTATATCCTACACTTGGTGAATCAGAAATTGATGTAAACCATCCGCTTGGTGGTGATGAAATGGTATTGTTTGACCAAGTATAAGTTGATGTTCCAGAAATGGTTGGTATTGATGCTGCCCATTGATATACAGTGGCTTTGGCCATTTGTACACCATTAACAGCCGTTCCATTTTGTCCAGCAACATATGTTGAAAATCCACTTGTCCAACTCACTGATGTAGTTGTTGCAGTTGAAACATCAGTTACTTGTTTGCTGGCCACCCATAATTGAATGCCAGATGTACCAGGATTGGTTGGAACTGTAGTTTGCCATCCATTTCCACCTGTATAAGATGATGATGCTCCTGTGGACCATGTATAAGTTGAAGTACCTGATGGATTGCCTGGCGCAGATGAAGACCATTGATATAAATATGTTGTGGCATATTTATTGGCCGATGTGCCTGTTGGGCCTGTTGGACCAGTAATACTTGAACCAGTTGGCCCTGTCGGTCCTGTAGCTCCAGTTGAGCTTGGTGACCATGCAAATCCAGCACTGATGGGGCTTAATGTTGATAAACTCGTGCCACTTCCAACTGTGTATGAAAAATAATATGTTGCAGCTGGCAGCACAATGTCAACAAATGTATAGTATGAATTGTTTGGCACTGGCAAACTGTTGGCCGTTTGTACATTGGCCCAGACTTTCCAATCTGATCCTGATGGTGTGGCCACTGTCGTATAGTACAAAGTGCCATTTGTGACTCGTCCAGTTACTGGCACAAACACTTGCACATTGAAATATGGTTGAGTTGCATTTTCAAAATGAGCCGTGACTGTTGGTGCAGCCAATGCACTGAAAAATGTGGGTGCAGCCAATCCACTGTGTGGAGTTGGTGAATATGCAGTAATGTCTGATGTAGCATAAACATTTGGATCATATTGCATCATTTGGAATGATGCTCCAAGTGATCCATCAGGCAGCGACACTTCTTTGACTTGCATCACTCTAAACTGTTGATTTGTCCAGCCATAGTAACTGTTTGTCACTGTCACCACATCACCAGCATTGACTTGAATGCCAGTGTAATTGGTGGAAAAACTGACAATCAAATCCAGTCTGTTTTGCTCAAGCACTCGATTTGCCAAGTATTGAGCCGTCACGCTGCTATTGATCAAATCATATGAAATGGTGAATTTGTTGACTGGCTCATTTGGCAGCAGCAATCCTGATGGTGTTTGCAAATTCACATAACCTGGTTGATCTCGATTGCCCGAATCAATGAATTTGGCCTCGATCTGGTTGACCATTTGAGTGATGTCCAATTCACTGACTGTGATGTCTGAAATGATATTTGAATCATCAAATGAAAATGTTGGAGAAATGGTTTTGTTTACCACTACAGTCCAAAGCCCTGTGGCCACTTGGTAAGACTGCCATGAATCGCAGCAATTCATCATCAAATCAATATTTGACAATGCAGTCTGACCAGTATCCAAAACGCCATTAAATCTGTATCTTGGAATTGATGCAGAGCCACCGCCAGCTGGTGTGTAGGTGATCAGCTCATCAGAATATGAATTCAATGCAGTGGCTGATGCAGAGCTGACAAATTGACTTGGAACTGCTGCACCATAGACTGTATTGGTCATGTAGTCATACCAAACGTCACCAGGCTTGGCACATCCAGCACCATTCAAATAATGGCTTACATGGAATGTAACTGGCTGCAGCGCAGTTGTTCCAAGTGAATTTGCGTTATAAACCAGCTGCACAATGGCAAATGCAGTGCCGTTCATTTGTCGGCCACTGCTAACCCATTCCTGCCCTGATGGAATGCCATTGGCCGTACTCATAACCGCTGATGGCTGGTTTGATGTGTTGATTGGTGTGATCGTGCCTGTTTGTGATGATGTGTACAAACTGATGTACAAGTGACCGCTGATCGATGTGTCCACATTGCCAGCTTGGTCTGTTAAACTGACAACTTTTGTCAAATCAGTGGTGTCAAATGTGATGATCTGATCTTGATAATAAAAATTGCTGGTGTCAAATGAAAATTGGCCATTTGGGCTTATGCAGCTGATCACCATTACATAATACATTGACTCTTGATCTGTGGTCAGTACCGCATCACAAAATCTGCCACCAGTGTATGCATCACCATATACCAATGGAATGCCAGCCGTTGGATCAGGTGGCACTTGCTGCCTAATGTTATTTTGCTGGGATTGTGGAATATTG